AAATATTTAATTAAAATAGTAGATGAACTTATTCGATATCCTAGATTAAGAGATTATATATTATACAGCAAAAGTATAACGTCTATTGATGTAATAAATTATTCTATAAATAATGATGAAATTGTTATTCTAGAAGAAGAGTTATTTAATGATTACTTAATAAATGTTGTATTGAAAGAAAAAAATAACTATATTAATATGAATCAGTTGGGTTTTACAAAACCAATTAAAACAAAAAATTATAAAACAGAATTTTCTTTGGATTACAATAAAGATACCGATAAAGACACAGATAATAAAAAACAAAAAAATAAAGCAATTCCATTATCAGATAATTTAATAAACAATAATTTAAATATTAATGTTGATAAATATACGACTACTTCAACTGATGAAACAAATAGTAACAACTGTAATTTTATTGAAATTACAAGTAAAAAAGGTATTAATAAACATTTTAATAACTACCAGTTAAATAAAGAATTGATATTCCATAAAATGAACGCTCCATACATAGAAGGTATTGGTACTAAACGTAAAATTAATTGTACTTGGGAAGTTATGAAAGCAATATATAGCGACTATTTCAATACTGAAATATCTAAACAAGATTTATGTAAAACATTATTAAATATATTTATTAATATAAATAATGATAAAACATTTGTAACAAAACCAGGTAAAGTTACAAATATACCGAACTATTCTAATATTTTAGAAATGAGTCATCGTAGAATTTCTGTTATTGATTGGCCAAGAATAGAAGAAAATGAAGTTCAACAATGGAAACATTTATTTTCTATTATTAATAATAAAGAATTTTATTTAACAGAATTTGAATTTTATTTACTATGTGATTATTTTAACATACCATGCGTAATACATGGAACGTGTGATAATAATAAAGAACTATTATACAAAAAATCTAAAATACAATATTACGATCCTTTATATACAACATTCAATACAGTAAATATTGGAAAAAAACCTGAAGATCTTACAAAAGTTAAAAATAATTTGTATACAAATAAAAACAATGAATCATTTTGTTATATATTAGGATTTAAACAATTTAGATTAGGTGATTATTATAACAAACAAGGAGAAAAAGACAATACTGGATTTAATAAATATTATAGAAATGATTATAATATACCATTTGAATTAGGCCTTATGAAAACTACCGATGATTCCTATAAAATCAATATTAATAATTATTATATAACAAATTTATTAGACCATAGTATTAATCCTAGTGTAAGTGAATATGTTGATTTAATCTTTAATAAAAAGCAAAACAACACCAGCATATATGAATCCTTTTTAAAAGAGTTTAATATATTTAAAATTAATAAAGGTAAGAAAAATAAAAAAATAAAAATTAAAAATAAATAACATTAATAACTATCATGATAAATAACATATATATATAATATTTTATTTATCGATTAAACATTCTCATATTAAATGTATTTGTATTTGTATTAGATGTATTATTTCTACGTGGTGTTCTATTTAATGTAAACGTAGGAACAAATGGGTCGGTTGGTGTAGTAGTATTTCTATTTAAATTTAAATTTAAATTAAATAAACTACCGTTTCTATGATTACCTATACGAATAGTAGGCGTTGATATTTGTGTTTCATTCGTTTCTACATTATCATCGGTAGGTGGTGTATTTTCTTGTGTTGATGTAATTTCAGTTGTATTCAATGTTATAGTAGAACTTTCCATTACTGGAGGTGGAGGAGGAGGTGGCATTAAATTTACATCTCTCGAAGTTGTTAATATTTGAGATATTCTTCTTGAAAGTCTAGACTCTCCAGTCCATTCACTTAAACTAGATGACATTAAACCTATAGGTAATTGTCTATAGGTTTGAATATCATCATTATTATTTAAATAATTTTTTAATCCTCTTTTTGCCTTATTTTTACATCGTTTTTTCTTTAAAGGATGACAACTATATTCTCCATATAAATAGTTTTTTAAATATGGAGATAGTTTTTCAACTATTTTTCTTTTTTCAGTGAATGTTAATGGTTGTTGTATCATAGTATAGTTAATATACACTCTATATTCATGCATCATGTTACTAATATTTTCATACTTTTCATAAATAGAACCATTTACCATAAAATCATCAATAGCTAATTCCTTTAATATTGTATAATTATCATATGAAAACTTGGTTAGATCAAATTCACTATCAAAAAATAAGTTAATCCATTTAGGTATTTTATAATGACTACATAGTAGTGCCTGATATATATTATGTAAACTACAATTATCAAATTCTATATTTGTGTATGGGTTTTTCATTTTAATTGGAGTACAAAACATATTTTCACATTTAGTTAAGCAACTCACCCAGATGTTAATAATATCACTTAATCTAAAATAATATAATGTGTTGTTTAAAAACAGCTCCATTTTTTGATGAGATTTAATAATGTTTAATGAATTAAAAAATAAATCATATTTAACACTATGTTTTGCTTTTTTAATTTTATATAAATAAGCAAGTTTATGAAACGCGTTTTTAATTTTTTTAGCTTTTATATAATTATCTAACAAATTATAACTAATGTCTTGAATATCTCCATCTACACAAATAGAAGTAAAAAAAAACATTAAATCACTACTCCTTGAATTTAAAAAAAAACGAATTGGTATTAGTTGCTCATTTTTAGTGTATATTTTTTTTAAATAATAAACTATATTACTCATTGTTGTCTTTAATAAATATTGATAATATAAAAATATTATGCTAATTGTTATAATAAAGAGATAAATAGAAAAATAAATAAAAATAATTCTTATAATTATTATTTTTATTTTATATTTATTTTATGATTATTTTATGATTATTTTATGATTATTTTATGATTATTTTATTTTATAATTATTTATATTTATATTTATTTTATAATTATTTTACTAATATCATCTTCTTATTAATTTAAATATCTAAATCATAATCATCATCAATAGAACCTGTATTTGTTTCATTTAAATTAACGGTCGAGTTATTAATTGATATATTATTAATATTACACTCATTATTTCCATCTTCTTCTTCCAACATATCATCTACACTCGATTTCTTTTTGTATTCTTCAGATGATTGTATCATGGCTAGTTTTCTTGTATTTAATAATACTTGGAAACTACCTGTTCCAAAATATCCATGTTGTCCACACATGATATTTGAAGATACACCAGTCATCAAATCCAATTCAGCATGTCTAGCTGCTTTTAAGAACATTTCCGGTGTTTCTTCAAATGAGGCTTTTGCTATTGGACCAATATCATCATTATTAATACCATGTCTAAATATACTAATCATTTTCTTAGAACATGTCATTCTATCCGCCAACATAGATGTATGGTGATAATTGATATATGTTCCATCAAAACTTATTGCCTCTAATAATTCATTGTAAATTGATTGTCGTGCTGCTTCTATTCCCAACGTTCTATATACTTCTTGTATATCATTACTAGTGGTATTATTTACATCTATATCATCTTGAGCCAATATATCAATCAAATTAGTTCCAACCGTATCCAATACCCAAATATCTTTTGGAACATAATTACCATTTTCCTTTGTCATGTAATTAACTACCTTTCTTAAAATAATTTTTGGTATTTTCTTTACTCCTCTTAAAATAATATTATCTAATAACTGATTTTGAACATTCTTAAGTTTAAATATTTCATCCGTTTGATCCAAATTACTATGTTTGTACTGTGATTGAGATTTTATTCTAATTCTAAATATTAAATTTTTATCATTAAAATCATTATACACACATTGTATTTCATTTTTCATAGCATTCTTAATAGCAAAATCAACATCGTCCATGGTGATATTCTTTTCTAACATCTGTTCTCTAGACATTTCAAATCGAATTATCCATTTTGAAAATTCACTATTACAATTATCATCATCCATAGTTACGCCCATATTTTCAATCATAGACTCATATGTTAAGAATTTATCTACCAACTCCTTATCTTCATCTATAAGGGTTTCATCCTTTTTAGGGTCAAAACAGATTGTTACAGTATCTACAATATCTCTGAGATTTGTATATTCTAATTTATATTTAATTTCTTGTGCTTTTTCAATATTTTCCTTATCCTCATCATTTAACATAATAGTCACAGATGGATTTTTAGGATTTTCTGATAAAGACAATATTTCTTCGATTCTAGGTAAACCACGAGTTACATTTGATTTGCTTGCTACACCAGCAAAATGAAATGTATTTAACGTCATTTGTGTCGTAGGCTCACCTATACTTTGAGCTGCTATCATACCACACATCTCACCTGGATGAGCGATTGCTTTTTTATAATTATAAACCAATAACTCCATATATACGAACAATGCTTTTTTAGTAAATCGATGCATTATTAACAATTTTTTAGGTGATAAATTATAATACCATGCAATCTTAAATAATTCTGTTGGTTTTGTTAAACTATTTTTTTCCAACTTTTTATAAGTTTCATCTATTAATTTATATGTTTCTAATGGTGTAATGTCTACCATATTACTTCCCAATGATAATTGTTCTATTACATTATTCATTAATCTAGTAAAATGAACTGGAATATGAACAACAGCCTTGCCTTCATGATTAAATACATGTTTAATCAAATCATCCCTAACATTTACCATCATATCAATTATTTCTTTTGTTTTTGTATTTAACTTTGCTTTTTCTTTTTTCATTTTATTTATAGCTGTTTTTGTAAAGACCGATAATATATCATTATCTTTAATATTTTTAGGTATCTGATAATGCATATAAATATCTTCCAATGTCATTTTAACCAATGGTAATCCTTGATTTTCAACATTCATGGGACAAATATTATCATCTCCATAAGAGTATTGAATAATTTTATTTTTATTATTTCTAACAGTCATATCATACGTTAATTTTAAATCTTCTAATCCCTTAATTAATCTTCTTTGAATATAACCAGTTTGAGATGTTTTTACTGCCGTATCAATTAAACCAACACGACCACCCATTGCATGGAAATACAATTCTTCTGGTGTTAATCCTTGTATAAACGAACTTTCTACAAAACCTCGTGCTTCAGGGGAATCATCGTATTTTTTAAAATGAGGCAGTGTTCTATCTTCATATCCATATGGTATACGTTTACCATCTACATTTTGCTGTCCTAAGCATGAAACCATTTGTAAAATATTTACATTTTTACCTTTACTACCTGCATTTACCATAATTAAGAATCGATTGTCTTTAGACAAACTTTTTCTACCAATCTTTCCTGCTTCTTCTTGAGCATTATTCAATATAGAATTCACTTTTGTTTCAAATTCAACTGAATTTGATTTACCTGTATTGTTTTCAAATACAGACAAATGCAACTGATCAATTAAATTATACACTTCTTTTTTCTTAGCAGACATTACACTTGTGATTTTTGTATTTGTATTTGAATCTGCTATTAAATCACTAACCCCTACACTGTAAGAACTGGTTTTCATATAATCATTTACTAAGAATTGTAAATTATCTATAAAATCAGAAGAACTTCGATGTGAAAAGTCATTAAATATACTTTGAATTAATCCTTTTGAACCACTACCTAATACACCTTTATCCATTTGTCCTCTCTTATACTCACCATTTACAATCTCAACAATATTATTTGTTGTTTTTCTATCTTCATCGCCATCAAATTGTTTGTTAGCAAATTTAGCAGACATAGGTGGTATAATTTCAGATAACAATTCAAAATTAGTTGTTTTTCTATTTGGGTCTTTAAATAATTCTACATTGGGTTTATTATTAGACATCATTAAATTCATTGCTTCACGTGCCGAAAAGTTGATTCCTTTTCTAGTAAAACGATAACATCCTAATAATGAATCTTGAAATATACCAATAATAGAAGCGTTATTCGCTGGACTAATAATTTGGTGAGGAATAGCAGCTAAATGTAATAATTCTGCCTGACTCTGTTCATCTTGCGGCATATGTAAATTCATTTCATCTCCGTCAAAATCAGCATTATATGGTTTTGTATCTGCTACATTCATACGAAATGTATTTCCTTCCTTCATAATTTTAGCAATATGACACATCATACTCATTCTGTGAAGAGTAGGTTGTCTGTTGAATAATACGGGATCACCATTCAACATGTGTCTATGAACAACATCACCTAGTTCTAATTTCACAGAATTTCTATCAACATATCTCAATGAAATACTTTCACCATTTTCACGTTGTAGAATATTAGCACCAGGATATTTATCTGGTCCATTTAACATTAGTTTAGTTAAGAAGTTAATATTCCTTTTATTTACCTTAGCTGGAAATGTAATATTTTTAGCTATTTTTAAAGGAACACCTAACTCTCGAATACTAAGTTGAGGATCTGGTCCAATAACAGAACGAGCACTATAATCAACTCGTTTGCCCATCAAATTACCTCTTACACGTCCTTGCTTTCCAATCAACCGTTCCTTAATTGATTTCAATGCTCTACCAGAACGTTGTGCTACTGAAGCAACACCTGGTATTCTATTATCCACCATTGTAGCTACATAATACTGTAATACAGTAGACCAATTTTCAATCTGTTTCACTGGAGCATTTGTTTTAATTTTATCTTTAAGTGTATTATTTATTTTAATGATATGAACAATAATATGCGATATATCATCTTCACTACGTTGTTGTGCATCATGTTTCACGGATGGTCTCACTGCTGGTGGTGGTACTGCTAATACTTGACAAATAAACCATTCTGGTCTAGACCATATTGGACTAAATCCCATAAAATGTATATCCTCATCTGTTAATCGTCTAAACATTTTAATTACCATTTCAGGTGTGATGCGGATGGTTGGCTTTTCCTTTACATCACCATTTTCATCCGTTATACCTTCAACTGTTGGCCATTCAGCATAAATATTTGCTAAATCTTGTTTATATATTTTCCTTGGCTGTAATGCTCCACATCCACATGGAATATCTTCTCCACATCTTAAAACCTTACTTGCTATTTTAAATACATAGTCCCATCTGTCTTTAGAATTCATATCAAGAGCATGTTTATGTTTTTCTTTGTTTATTTGTAATTTACTACATTTAAAACATACACAACGAAGAATTTTTTTAACAATTTCCAAATACTGAATATAAAATACTGGTCGTGCTAATTCGATATGACCAAAATAACCCGGTGTCTGCATATAATTTAATCCATCCGTAGGACACAATAATCCAGGTTCTAATACACCCATTCTTGGATCAAATAGTCCACCAATACAAGGTTTATTATTAGCATATGTGTCTCTACTCGTTATTTCAGCTACAGAGCCTTTTCTTATCTCTTCTGGACTCAATACACTAAATTGTATACCAATAATTTTAGACGGATTTAAATCACTACTTTTTCCAGAATAACTCATCTTTATATTTATAAGAGATTATAGATATTTTTATATCAATTTAAAATAATTAATTACTTTTTATTTTGGATAAAATTGAATGATTTTAAAAAATATATTTAAAAGTTACGATTTAATATTAATAATGGCCAAAGACTCTGATAAAACTAAGAAAATGTTGTCAAAAAAACATGAAGACGTATCTGACAGTGATAGTGATAATGATTACAATCATATTGAAGACATTACTCGTGAAAACATGCATTTACCAGCTAAAGACATTAACCGTATGATTCTTGATTTATTTCCATTGAAATCAAAGGAAGAAAAGATAAAACAATTGGAAAAAATTAAAGAATTTAAGAAAAAGGAAAAAAAAGCGAAACAAGAAAGTAAGAAAAAAATGAAGAAGAAAAAAGGCAAGTCTAAAAATACGGATATCTCTACGAGTAAACCAAAACCAGAAAAAGATAAGTCAGCTAAACTA